TGTCTGCTCTGAAGCCTTTATAGAGTCGTCAGGGGCTTTCTGTGGGAATGAAAATACTGTAGTATTGGGTGACACCTTATCTAGCTCTGAAGGGACTCCTGCGGCCTCTAAGACAGCACATAGAGGGTCATTAGCAGAAGCACGAACACGCCTAATATAATAATCACTAAAACGTCCATGTATGCCCGAAGCAGAATCCACAAGCTGACTAACAGTACCAGAAGGTTTAACACAAGTGACTGCGGTAGCTTGATTAATCCCCAGCTTCTTAGCCCATTCTTTATTCGTCTTAACAGCTTCATCCTTGAGCCCTTCCAACACTTTAGGTAGTACATCACTATCTATATCTGACATAAGAGTATTGTCTAAGATACCCGTCAAAGACACCCCTAATAGAGCCTCTTCTGCTGTATTCTGTTGCCACTTAGCCCGTAGGTAACGGAAGTCAGTCAGCGTAGCCTGTAGCGTCCCTAAGATAGCCGCTAGTTTGACTTTCTTCTTCAGTGTCTCATAGGTATCGTCAGAACGTACTACCACTTCAGATAAATTACAGAATTGGTTAGGGCGTAAAATTATCTCCGAACAAGGATTACAACCGAAGTCATAGTCTGCGTCCCTACGTCCATTCTTAGCTGCTTGTTTCTGACTAGCGATACGACTAAAGAACCCACGTTCCCCTGAGCGACTCTCATAGAGTGACTTCCACTCACTCAGGAATGCCTCAAAGTCAGGCTTCTCAGTATAACAAGCTGAGTTATTAGCTAGACCTCGGTGTGGAGTGTCTACCCACCATTGCCCATGTTTAGCTCGACGGATTCTATCGTCAGTTAAGTTACTCAGGGAGATAAGGGCTGATCGACGTACACCACCGACAACGACAATCTGTGCGATCTTACAGCAAAGATCATGACATTCGATAGAAGATAACTTCCTGCCTGTAGCCCCTTTGAAGACCTCCACTGTGAACTTGAATAGATCAATCAGAGGTTCTGGACCAGAGGCTCTACCTCCGAATGTCTTCAGTGTCGCTCCTGATGGTCTAACTTTGCTTATGTCCCATGTAGGTAGCTGACCTGAGTAAAGCAAAGACACCAGCTCTCGGTAAGCCTTAGCCCAACCTATCTTAGAGTCTGCAACAACAATAGTTGTGTCAGTCTCATGAAAATCTTCAGCCACTTCAGGTAACTTAGTTACGTACTGACGCTCTACGCTGAAACCTACGCCTGTGCCACACATGAGAATGTACATCATTTCATCGAAGGAACGGGGGTGGTCTATGGTGATATAAGAACAATTGAATCCTGCTACATTATCACGATCTAATGCCTCACCAGCAGTCATCAAGGCTCTCATGGATGGCATTACGTCTAACCCTTCGATAGCGTCGAACAGTTCCTTGTACGTCTTAGAGTCCAATGAGCCTCGGTCACTGAAGTATTGTAGGTAGCGGTTGATTGTCTCAGGCCAAGACTCCCTACGTTGTTCTTCTGGCAGATAACGGGCGTACCGTGACTTGTGTATGTACTCTTGATATGCTTGCATTTTATTTGTTCCCATAATTTTCTTTTCTCCACTCTAACTCTATGAGTAGGTCTACATAATGTTTCACCTTCTCTAAATCTTGAATGCCGTTTTTCTCTCTCCAACGAGTAATGTACTTAACGACACAACCCTCTATGAAACTAAGGTCATTCGCATGTATGTACTCTATAGGTTGAATATTGTGTATCCGATAATGTCCTCCACCTATTTGCTTTTCTAGAGCAGAGGCTTTCTCGTTAAACACCTCATCTAAGTTCTTCATCAAAAGACCCCTTATCCATAGCTACTTCTAGTTTATCGTCGAACCGATCACAAAGTTCTTCTGTAGTTATCTCTAGTATCTCAACCACTAAGTCTGGATCATAGAACTCTACTAAATACTCAACCAGTTCCTCTATCGTTCTAGACATATTGTTTACTCCACTTCTTCAGTTCTTTTATCTCAGATAGATCAAACCAGACAATACCTTCTTTGTCACACCACTTAGCGTTAGTGAGTTTGGCTCCTTTGCGGATACGTTTATGTGCGTCTGACCAGACAAACACTAGAACTTTACCTTCACTCTTTAACTGCTTATTTATTGCTTTGTATTTCTGAGTGTCTCCAACCCTAAAGAAACCCTTGACTTCTATGTAGACACGCCCTTTGGTAAAATCAGGGGTATAAGTACGAGGTACTGAATACTTCACAGTAGTCGATTCATACTTCCAATCAACGAGACTTTCTGCTACCTTAGCTTCAAGTTTGCTTCGATACTTTTGGTTTGGCATTAGTCTTATTCCCTTTAGGTTCTTCTTTGGTTAGTGCCTGACACATCTGACCTGTCCCTGAGACAATAGGGCCTCCGTGAAGAGACCACCCTTCTGACAATAACAACTGAACTTTCTCTTCGAAACGATCTGGACGGGGTGATTGAACAATAGTGTATTTCATCTTAATCTTTAACCTCATGTACTTTAGGTGTATTCCAGACCTCAGTGAGATACTTAGGCCCATTGCTATATAGGAATGTACGTAGCTTAGGATAACAAGTCTTCTTGTATCCACAGTACGAACAACCTGTAGGTAACTTCATGTTACCACTCTTACCGTCAGGGATAGGATCGTAACAGGGCTCAGGGATAGTGTCTGATTTGACTGTCCCCTTGAGGTGTTTTATCCGATCTTCTATGTCCTGACCTTCTGTTAAGTTTATCATTGATAGAGCCAAATGTCCATTACCTTTGTCCATCGCTAACCAACCACCTTCTGTAGCCCCTATGGAATGTCCGTACCCCTTGAGTTGGTCTACGTAGCCGAATGGATCATCGAACTCTACCGTATTCTCTTTGAATTTCTTGAAGCCAAAACTAGATACGCTCTTAACGTCGATCAGAGTACCATCTATCAGACAGTCCATAGACCCTTTGACTCCCTGTACTTCTGCTTTCGCTTGCTCATGGGATACTCTGTGTCCAGATAGGCGTACCAGCAGCAACACCAGCTCTTCTACGATATGACCATATAAAAACTTAATCAACGTAGATGGCTGTAGAGGCTCACTCTCAGTGCCTTTGCTCTTCAACCATATCTGACGGTCAGGCTTACCTATACTGGACATACGCAGTGCTTTATCGTCCCCTCGCACAGTGAATAATGAGTCGAAGACTACATCACCAACATTCTTAGTGAAGATATTGAAGACCTCATCAACATTGACACCTTTGGCTGTAGCACCTTTCTCCATCAACGAGTAGATATCTTCTACTACTGTATCAACTTTTTTGTTGGTCATCTTTATTCCTCATTTCATGATGGGTAATTTTATGGCAATTAGCACAGAGTAGTTCACATTTAAGTAATTCAGCTTTTATAGCCTTAAAGGATGTGTTCCCTGAAGTACTTCTCTCTTTTTGTTTTGGGTCAATATGGTGAACTTCAAATATTGGATACTCCGAAACACAACCACACCTATTACATTTCTTGCCTCCAAAATACTCATAGATTTTAGACCATAATTTTTGTCTCTGTTTCTTCTTATATATTCGGGAACAATGAGCACAGTGATAACAATAGCCATCCTTAGTTTTAGCGTCTTTATGATACTCACTGAGCTCCTTTGTTTCTTTACAAAAAGTACATTTCTTAGTGGGTCTCTGCCCAACTCTGTCCGACTTGATATTCTCCATCTAAGGGACACCTCATATTAAGTTGTTCTCCTGCCTCTATGATTGCAGAGACAGCCATCTTACCAAATACGTCTGCGTGATGTTCAGCTACTTCAGCTTGTATTTCATCGTGTATGTTACCGACTAACTTGAAGTCTAGCTGTCTGTCACTGGCCCACTTATAGAGTATGACCAGTGCTTTCTTCATCACGATAGCACCAGCAGACTGTAAGAGATAATTTAATGCTGAGTGCTCTGACTTGATTATGATCTTACGATTATCTAGTCCTCTGAGGTATCCTCTGCCTGAAGCCTTAGTAACCTGTTCTCGCAGTCGCCTAAGAGTAGGTGTGCCATCAAGAAATCTCTCTTTAAGTCGCTTACCATCCTTCGATGATCCTCCGACAATTTCTCCGATTTTAGAATCTCCGGCTCCATAGAGAAACCCATAGATGAAAGTTTTTGCCTGACTACGTTCAGCGAGTCCAGCACTCTGTTGGTTCTTTGTGTGAATGTCTCCATTTAGTATCTCGTCAGTATATTCAACATCGTTCATATAATGTGCAAGCATCCTTAATTCTAAACCAGAAGCATCTATGCCACATAACTTATAGCCTTTAGGTATAGTCCAACACTCCCTACATTCTTTACCATAAGGACTATAACCGGCAGGCACTTGCGCCAAATTAGGGCTGCTATGCGTCATACGGTTTGTCTGTGCGCCTAATGGGTTGACGTAACCCCTAACCCTACTATCGCCATCAGCCGCCTCTAGCCAGCTCTGTACCTGTGCTATACGTTTCTGTACTAACAGATACTCAGCTATCAAACGTGCTTCTGGTATGTCCACACCTTCAAGGACCTTCTCGTCTACGATCACGTTACCTTTTTCTGTTAGCTGCTTAGGTTTCCAACCGAAGTGCTGTAAGTACCTAGCGATCTGCTTTCGTGACCCTAAGTTAAACTCAGGGTAGATAGTGTAACCATACAGGCCCTCTTCGTTATAGTGATACCCTGCTTCCTCATGACGTAGTAGAGTAGCTGCTTTCGTTCCA